CAACCCAGCTCCGCAGTACCATCCGGATATATACAGTAAGCAGCATTCCCCTTACTATCAACTCCCTTTATCATGCCATTCACACAGTAGAAGCCTTTAAGTCCCCCACTTCCGGGTATATCACCGCCAACTCGAACCTTAACCTTCCCATCCCAATTCTTACTGTTAAGATCGAACATCACGTCAATAGCCGGCTGACCAGTTTCGTCTGCGTGTATATAGATTGCGGACTGACGGGTTTTGTTTTGCGAATTACCGAATTGGACCAGTTCGTCACCCGCAGCAGGAGAACAAAGTATATTACCGGATTCGTCCTTGTCAAATTCAGATAGGAGAACGTGCAAGGTCCTTGTCTCCACATCGACAGAATCAACCTCGACATGATAAAGCTTTGTCTTGTCACCTACAAATGTCTGACAGCGTACGAAGTCGTGCGCTACGACACTCATATCCTCATCCTCCAACACAATGAGGTATTCTGTACCATCGTCAGAAATACGAGCGGACTTTACTTTTCCATGCCCTTGACTTATTGTTTGTGCACCAATGATAGCCCGAATCTTACTTATCAGCATTTCAAAGATAATCATAGTTTCACGAACCACGATTGTATCAATCTCCAGTTTCCATTTACCAGTCATGTACTCCCAGAGTTTCCAGCCATGTCCTGCAAAGCCGGACATGAAATCTTCCACATACTCTTTTACTCCATTCGCCAATTTCTGTCCTGTCTCTTTCACCGAACAAAGGAAACCATAAAACTTACCGTTACTTAATATTGCCATAATTTTTGGATTTATTCATTATACCCTATTATTCTTGATTGCAGGCTATTCCATGCTGATTTATATGTCTGTACAGCCCCGGACGGAACATATATCGGGCAAGTAGTACCCTCAAAAACGCCATATCCCAGACTGGGAGGCACGCTACCAAGCATCTTAATACCTTCTAAAGAACTACAGTTCATAAAAGCCCTCATACCTATTGACGATACGACTGCCGGAATTTCCATTAATGATGTCAACGATATGCAATCCCTGAATATACCGGATGCAAGTTCTGTTTGAGTTAATCCAGATGGAATATTAGCCGTTTTCAAAGATGTACAACCCTCGAATGCAGAATTTTTAATAACTTCCATAGTATCAGGCAATAGTATTGCTTCTAACGAGGTACACCCATAAAAGACGGCACCGTCAAACTCATTTACATTAGGCATTACTGTCACACTTTTCAAATTAACACAACCTTGGAATGCACCATAAACCAAACCAATACGACTTTTGTCATTTACATTAGCTATTGAGCTTGTAAAATATTTCAGCTCATCAAAAGACGTTATATCTATATTGCCTTTAAATAGTGTCTTTAGGTCAGTTACTGCAGCAGCCTGTTCGACTGTTAATTCTCCATTGCTACCCCAATTCTGTACGCATATTTCTCTTACGACCGGATCTTTAAAGTCAATAAATGCTATACCTGTCATGTTAAACTGAATATTCGGGAAATAGCTTTGAAGACTATACAACAGATCCGGAGAATAATTAGCAGAACTAGCCAGCTTCCCAGCTAACACCGGTATAATGTTATCATCCCTTTCGCCATTATCATTTATTCCATGATAACCATTCTCGGCCAATGAACGTAATGCAATCAATATATCATTGGAAGAAAAACTTTCATCAAAGCCTTTAGCTCTGACATATTGAAGAGAATTTTGCTCACCTAATATTAACTGTAGCTCTTTTAATAATTTATTATTCGTATTGCAATCCTCTACCCAGAAATCGGTTATTTCATTTCTATTATTGATTTCTAAAACCACATTTGAATACCTAATAGCCTTTACTCTTCCTGCCCCACTATTATAAGTGAGACGTACAAGGTTGGAGTTTGCATCCGGCATCTTATATACAATATCATCCGAATCAATCAACAAATCAGTTATATTGGTAAAAGCCGATAAGTCCAAAACAATTTTACTCCCGGCAAAAGCAGCAGTATTTAAAACTCTCAATGTGGGAGGAAGTTTTATGGTATCGAAATTAGTACATCCTGCAAACTCTTCCGTAAGTGATGTTACACAGGTGAACGCCAATTCAGTGAAAGACGTTATCTCTGTACCGATAAAAACATCTCCCAGTTCTGTAATTTCCCCCATTAGTCTTTTACTTATACCAATCTCATCGCCAAAGTGTTTTGCACATAGCGTTTGCACCAACTTATCTATAAAACGGATGTAGAACTCTCCATTTATATTGAGCACTAACCTATTAAAATAACTGCGAAGGGCAATAGCTGTATCTTCGTAACAATTCGTATTGATATGAAGCGTTCCATCAAGAACCGGGCGAGGATCATCACCAGCTACACCGGAACTGTTAAGCCCAACATAAGTCCCGTCTGCCAGTTTTCCAAGGTTATCAAGCATCTCGGCTCCATTCTCATTATAGGTATATTCCCCAAACACTGCACGCACACGTTTAAGGGCATGCGCTTCTCCCTGTTCCTGCTGTGCATCCATGATCTTTATTAAAAGGTCAACCGGGTTAAGTTTCGGACAATCACTGACAAAGAAGTCCGTAATCTTTCCGGCACAATCATCAATGAGTACTCCCTCCTGTTTCAACAGAGGGAAGTTCTGTAATGTCAAATACCTGTTCGTGGATGGATATTGAACCAGTTCCAGACACCCGCCTTGCGGAAGCCTTATCTGTGTCAGTGACGTTCCATCAGCCCAAACTCTACGTAAATGCGTACACACAGAAAGGTCAAGAGAACCGGCCAATGTGGCTATGTTAGACAAAAGGATAGATTGCAGAGATACACAATCCGAGATAGTAAGTCCCGTGATCGCAATAACAATCCGTTCTGTACGGCTTCCAAGTTCCAGTTCACGCAACATTCTTCCTTTGATGATAAGGTTGCCGTTGACGTTTTTATCATGCCACTTACCAATACTCATCAGCCAACTGGCTCCCTGAATGATATTCTGCTGGTCACCTGTGCCGCCAAGGTCTATTATCATTCTGCATACCTGTCCGGCCTTTGTCCTGCTACCCTTTACAATTGATGTACCGTTTGCAATAGTGGGATACATATCAATGGCGGGAACGATATCATACGTGATGGCATTTCCGGCAGCACGAACATTTATGGAGTCCGTTCCGTTTGCAGAATACTCCCCAAAACTATATTTTGAAGACATATACTGGATGCGCTTTTTCATCCATGCCGTTTCCGCGCTGTATAAATCCCCTAGTTCCTGTGTCAATGGGTCAGTATCATTCGTGTATCGTCCGGCATTCATCATTAGCTTGGCATTCTCATAGCGTTTAGAATCTTCATTCACTGTTACAGCCGGAAAATACTCTTTCACGTTGAGATAGTATTTCTGGTACCATGCATAAACTTTTTCTGCATGAGTACCGGATTTTAAGCCGCCTAATACCTCCATAGCCGACATCATAGAACGCATCCCTGCAGCAAGTTCGTCCGGAAACGCCAGTTCCAACAGATTCCAGAACACGGAAGTTTCTCCATTCCATACAGGAGCTCCGGTATCATAACTGTCATGTACCTCAACATAATACCCCTTTCGGAGTTGTCCCTGATTGGTGATAGGCATTATTGTATCAAGGTCGTCCTGTCTCCATTTCCATTTACAGCCTTCCCCGAAACAATACGGATATGTGTTTTTCGCTCGGTTGTCGGTAGCAGCTACAAATTCGGTAAAGTTGTGATGGTATACTGCGTCGGGAATATCAAAATAGGTCTTAGCTTCAGCTCTAAATTTGGCAACACGGGCATTGATGAAAAGCGTATTCAGTTCATCATTTGTTTTCCCCACCAAATCAGCACTTGATAAACCGTACCCCTTATTTACAAGTTGGTGTATCAGGTTTATTTGTCCTTCACCTATGTCGGATGGTATGAACTGTTTTTCTGCAGCTTCATAATAATACAGGTTATACAGATTTGTATCACCCGGTTTTGCGATCCAGTATTCTACACCATTCTCTTTATAACCGGATGCGTCAGCATTCAATTCACCCAATGTCCCGTCAAACGGGCAAATTTTGCTCGAACAGGAATAAGCTAGATTATAAGCGGGTATCCAGTATTTTATATTCTCCGGAAGTCCGCCATCAAGACCAATACTGTTTTCTCCGTTATACTGCCATGACTCCTCGTCCTCGTTATATGTGATTCTGGTCGTATTCCAAGGCACACGGAACAAGGCGGGAAGTGGTGAGTTGTCGGCTCCCTCGATTGAGATCAGTCCGGGGAAAAGGTCGGTATTGTAACCAAAGCAGTCCTTGTCGCCCTTGTCAGGGCCGCCCGTAAACTCGCCCATACAGGTGTATACGATCTCACCCTCGTCATTGAGTTCCTTGCGGAAAGCCATAAAGGGCTCCTGATAGACAGATACGCGGACTTTCGGATCAAGAGCCATTGCCTCATTAGTGAGTCCGAGCTGTTTATACAAATCCGTATATGAATTAACCGAACCCGCTTTGTGGTCCTGCATGGATGATGCCCAGTTTTTCTTGAATGTAACGGATGCACATGCAGGAACGTTATCAAACATGATAAACTTCTTTGTGGTTGTTGACCCGTCAGCATAAGTAATAACAGACTTCGTCTTGTCAACCTTACACTTTTCATTCCATTCCCAGTATTTTTTAGAAGATGTGCCCTGACCACTCATTTCCACATTGGTGATGGTCACGTTTCGTTCCGGGCGGTTTACAAATAGTATTTCAAGTGTACCTGTTCTCTTTGCTGTATCATAATAAGACGGGAATATATTATCGAATACAAAGACATTCATTTTTGCCCTTATGGCATCGAAGTCTAACTGTGTGGCCATTGCGTCATAAAGATTGTTATTCTCGCTTTCTTCAACCTTTTCATCGGTGCCGGGCAACCAATTGATATAATTCTTATGTACTGCATTGGAACCTAGACCAGTTTCATATATACGGATTCCATAGACATCCACGTCAGCATAGTCAGAACCTATAATTATATCTCCATTCTGCGCCCAATAATCATTTGATTCGTAAAGGAAAGTACGATTCTTTTTTCCATTGATATAAATAGAGCAAAGATTAAATCCGGCATTTCCATACATATTCGGCGAAATGGTCATGGCTATCCTAACACGTACACCATCATCGGTTGGAATTGATTGTAACTCCTCATTTTTAAGAGACTGGCTACACGGCCAGATGTTGTTGGCATAAATATTAAGTCCGGTAAATCCTTGCCCATCCGGTACCGACAAAGTAATAATAGGCTCGGAGTAGTCGGTAACATTATAAATCTTATAATCCAGTTCAATGGTTTTCCCATTACGGGCACTTTCTATTTCAAAAGGCTTGTAACCGATATCCAACAAACTTCCGGCCATCATTCTTAATACACGGTTTCCGTCACTGTCTACAGTCCATCCGTCGTTATTCCAGTTCATGCCTTCCCATTCGGCTGCGATTTGAGAACTGTCTATTTCATTGATAATCTTTTGGTAATTTGACTGACTGTTAGTACGTGTACGCGGGTTCATGTAAAAGACTGATCCGGCTGTAGCGGAAAAGCCGGAAGAGTTGCTCACAGGGAAGATCATAGTATCGGTCAAAGGCTCTCCATTATCCGATACGGCTACAGAGATTTCAAAGTCCGTATCATCCACGGTTTCAATCTCCATTGCATAAGAGAAGCTGTTTTTCGTGTTGGTCGGTATCGTGCTCTCTTCACTGGTATAGACGGTAAGGTCATCCATTTTTATGGAGAACGTACCGCTTGTGGCCGTGGCGTCACCGTCATAGACGGCATATTCGAAAAGCTTGTTGTTCGCCCAGTTGGAAGCCTTATCAGAGAGGCTGTTCACGCACATCAGCTTCACCTGCTCGCCTTCCGATGCGCACATGATATTGAAAGACACCGTTTTGGTTTTAATGGTGCCATCGGAGTTTTCAAGATAAACGGATAATTTGTATACACCCGTCTGTTCGGGGTGGTCAATAGAGAAATTCAAAGCGGTATCCGTATAGATAACGTTTCCCAGCACTTGTTCATACGCTTTGGCGTAGTTTTCTCCCTCAAGAGTAACTTTAAGCGTCTTGTTTACATTTCCGGATATATAGAGAGGAATAGAAATTGTCCCGGAATATAATGTCCACCACTGGAAAGTATCAGCCTTGACAGACAATGACGTCATCGTTACATTATAAGTATAAGCCGGAGTGGCCTGTCCGGTCACTTCACCGGTTATTTTAACCATGATTGAGTTGGCCCCATTCGCAAGATACTCGGCTATATCAACTTTTGTAGCAGTAATGGAGTTAACCATCAGGGTTTTTATCAGGGTATAGTCTGCACTGACAGAGTTTTTTATGAATATCTCACACTTGCCACGTTCTCCGGTATTCTCGTAAGGATCATTATAGCTGTAACGTTCCTGTGAAATGAATGTGAAATTTAATACGCAAGGTTCACCCTTTTGTGAGGTAAAGGACTTATCACCATTATTTTGGACACGGATATAGTATTGAACTCCGGTTGTGGAGTCAAGACGCTGGTAGATATCGTTGACAGAATCTTGCAAACTGTCTATTTCCTCTGAATGAATTGCGATAACTTCTTTATCCGCATCGGTAAAGTCATTGGTAGATAAATCTTTTCCGTCCACTTTATCTACTTTTTCGTCAATAAGTTCCCGAAATACGGTATCATCAAAATTTGTCTGATAATCTACCCATTCGCCATTTTTATATTGATACTCCTTATCTGTCTCTTTTACATAGACGACACAGCCTTCTGTCAATCGGTCGGCTGTAATGGCATTCCTTGCGTCAATAGTAGATACCTCCTTATGACCACCTTGACCATAAATAGAATAGTGCGTAGGATATACGTCTCTACTTGTGCCCGGAACAATAGGGGAATATACATTTGTTCCCTTCAACTCTTCACTCATTTCACCTCAATATTTAATACACCCGTCTGGATGCTATTTAAACGATAAATAGTGTAACTCTCTTTGTGGCCGAAAGTATTTGTAACTTCACGAGTTTCTTCTTTCCAGTCTGTATTACGCAATCCTCCAATCCAAAACTGAATACCAGATACCATAGATGTAGGCAGGATGTAATAAGGATACTTACCACCGGTACAATCGAATACAGTAGAGCCTTGTGTCCGGCCGGCCCATGTACTTGATAAAGCTAAAATCTCATCATTTGTCAATGTTCCGTTTGCAGACACACCGTAATACTTCTTCACCTTAAATTGGGCTGATACGGACTTTGTATATGTCTGTCCGCCCTGTATCGCTTTCAGAGTATAAGTTGTATCCGTAGCAACATTTGCGTATTGCTTTGCCCTGATTCCGATTAAAAGGGATTCATTGTTGATTGATTGTGATTCAATATCCCGGTCGTAAGTCCATGATATATTAATCGTTTGAGAACTTCCTTTCTCATAAGTTCCGCCTCCAGATAAAGTCATAGTAAATGGAAATACTTTCGACATAAGTTGTGAGACTTGAGAGAATAAAGCCGTATTAATTGTCCATTCAGAAGTTCCGGCTAATCTGACCAATATATCATCTGTATCAGATACGCTGTCAGCTTCATCATCTACATTATCAAGTTCACCCAGTGTCGCCGCACCACCTGTAGCAGTACGCATTTCTTCAACAAATACATCTTCGTTCTCTTCTACAATACCTTCTTCGAACTCTTCTGATAATAAAGACATCAGCATAGGCTCTACAACTTCCGTTTTGCGAACAACTAACCCATTGTTAGCCTGAATTAACTCCTCTGCGATTAACCCTTTCAAGAACGTTATGATTCCTGCAGCCCGATCATTCTCTGTTTTGCTTAGTTTCTTTTCCAGCTCCTGCTCTATCAAATCGAACAATTCATCGACTGTCGTGAACTTACCTTCCAACTCCTGAAAGTTTATTCCAATCTTTGAAAAATTTCTTTGCAGTTTGAGCCGTACATCACGTCCGGTATCATTCGCTCCGTTCCACGGGACTATATTTTCATAATTATTATCCATCACGCACTATGTAAGTTCTAATTCATTTCCATCAAATTCTAACAATAGAATTTGCCAGCACATTCCATATTCAAGAGTATCTGCATCTATAAAATTCAGCATATAGTCAGCAAAGCGATTTGTTTCTAAAGTGCTTTGTTTACGAAGTCGGGCATGTTCAACTTTGACTATGCCCTGGCTTTTATTACGTTCATAACTATAACTCATGAAAGCAAATGAGAAGACTTCTCCCCGTTCGCTTTTCTCTTTCATTCGACGAATTGCTTCATATATTTCCATACTACAAAAGTACCTTCCAGATAAGCCTTAAAAAAGGACAATAAAAACCCCAAGTCCTCACGGATTTTGGGGCTAGTTTCATTTAGTTTTAACTTTAAACTTGTGACAGGAAAGCGTCTCCCGACGCAAATACTCCTCTATAACAAACACATTGCAAATATACTCTCCTTTCTTGCCTTAAAAAAGGACACTAACCACGACTCACATTCCTTTCCATTCTCTCTAATTTTTTAATTCCATCACGAATAGCTCGCGAATCAACAATTAAATCTTTCTCAAGAATAGATTGAAGCAAATCATTGTTCGTATTCAAAAGAACGAATAGTTTACGCAACGTCTCTTCGTCCATGATATGATCGCTAACAGTATATCGGGAAGAAGAAGATACTGAATCATCAGAATAACCACCACTATATTTACCACTTTTAGTACGTACCTGCTCTAAAATTTGTGTAGTGTTCAACATTCGGATTGTTCCATTCTTTTGCGCAACATTGAAAACATCAAGAAATTGGCGCACATGAGGATTCTCTACTCCCTCATGATTGGTCACGAATTCATTTTTATGAACGGGAATAACTCCGGCAACATCATCCGGATTTCCTGTTTTAGTATATCCTTCAACATATTCATCAGAATAACCACCGGACTTCAAGCCCTTCGCTTCATCCCGTTGCTGTTTGGCTACAGCTATCTGTGCCGCACCACTAGCTACAGCTGCCGCAGCTGCAATGGCACCAAGAGCCGGACCAACAATAGGAATACCGGCCATTGCCTTATATGCTTCCATTGCAGCAACAGCAGTACTTGCAGTAATTTGTAAAACCGATACGGCAAATTGTTTGTCTGCATATTTCCTCTTTACCTGATTTAGGGCCTCTTCTTTCTCTTCTTCTAACTTAGTTGTATCCTTCCCGGCTTTCTTGGCGGCTTTTATTTCCTTGTCATATTTATGAGTTATTTTGTTCATTTCTGCATCTTGGAATCCCTGAACAGCAGAAGAAGCACTACTCATTATACTACTCACAGCATTAAAATACTGTTCACTTCCTTCTATCTTTTTCTGAATATATTCATTATTGATTTTATTT